CTCTTGCTCCTGTAATATCATATCAAGTTTAGCATTAAGCCTAATCAAATCATTATCTAACATTCTAACTCTATCAATTAATGCAATTAAAGTCATGTGACTATCACCAATAACAGGGTCTACCTTTGTTGACACCCATGTCCATATAAAATATATGAAGTAACCCATAGCACCTGCAGCAATAATAGGGAAACCATAATCGCTAATTAATTGTCCTATAGAATCCATTAATCTCTCCTAGCATCTGTTTTACCATCAGCTCGTGCTATTCGGTCAACATCTGGTCGTATATTGAAAGCTTGACACATCTTTACATCTATTCGTATCAATTCACTATTCATTGTTTTGACTCTATTATCAAGAGCTTGAGCAAACTGTCGTTGAAGCTTTATATCGTCTAATACACCATCTAAAATAAAATTTAGGGTTAAGTAAACAAAATATCCAGCTGCACCAGCGCCAACAATTGGGAATCCAACTTCAGTGATTAAATCTAAATATGCTTCCATTCACGTGTGAGGTATGTTTACGTGAGTGCCAGGACAGGGATTACCCATATTATCCAGAATGCTATAACTATAAATCCTGCGATTATGTTATTTCGCAGTCTATGAGTCATATTAATCCTTTAGATCCAGCCTGTTAGTAGATGCCATACTGCACTAGCAGTATTACCTATAAGGTTAACTCCTGCTCTTGGTATAGCTATGATTTGTTCTGCACAACCTGAAACAATGAGTGCTGTAAAGAGTAATAGTATTAGTAAATATAATTTTTTCATATTATCCTGTTGGCTCCGCATTAGTAATCTGTGTGTTAATATTACCTGTACCTGTAGCATTAAGTGCAGTAACGTTAGTTGAAGCTACACCTGCTGTACTAATATTAATAGCCCAGGCGTCTAATAATGTCTTAAGATACTTCTGGTCAGCATTCCACTTAAAGCCTTTAGCTTGTTCTCCGTATAAAGTAGCTTGTTTACCTAAGATACTATTAGCATTAGGTGTCGCATCAGTAGTTTGTAATGTTTGCCCGTATTCAGTAACTTTCTTTTGATTTATTAAAAGTACTTCTGCATTAGTCTTTTCTAATCCAATTGCATATGCAACAGATTGCTGTAAAGCACTCTGCATTGCACCCAAGTAAACAGTTGCAAAATCTCCACCAGTTATTCTACCTAATTGAAATTGTGCTTCTAAATGTGTAGTAACGGCTTCCATTAAGTCATCAAAGACTCCACTACCTGTAACTACATTATTAGTGACTGTTAAACCACTACCTTGAGTTAACGTTGCATTAGTTAAAGTTGGCATAGTATTATCCTATTGATCCAGTTGATTTTTGTTTAACTCTTAATTTTTCTATTTCATCTTCAGTTAATGGAGGAAGTACTTCAACATTAAAAGCTTTAATATTTGTAGGTTCCATGAATTCTTGATTATTTCGTGTAACTTTTTTAAATATTTGACATTCTGCAGCCAGAAGATGTTCATAGAGAATATTAGGTATATGCCAACCATCTTCATTGTTGTAAGGAATATACTTTTTAACTGATTTACCACCATTAAGTAATTTATTACCAACTGTAAAAATATCACCTGCATGGTCACGTTTAAGAGGATTATTTGATCTTACAATTACGCGAATAAGTTTATTAGCTTCTGCTTTTCGTAAACCCTCTAATTCGACACCATTATATTGATAATCTACTATATCATCATCAGTTAACATAGTAACTCCCATCTCTTTTGCAAGTTCTTCAGCTGTTTTACCATTTAAGGTAACATCTGAAACAGGGGAATCTTTACTACTAGTAATTCCATCTAGATTTTTTAATGCATTTTCTAGTTTCTCTCGTTTACTATTAAAGTGCATTTTTATACCGTGATTACTTAATTCATCACTAATTTGTTTGGATGTCATTTCTTCAATTTGCATATCATCTCCTTTAAAAATCTTCCCCACATACGAAGTATGTGGAGAAGATAAGAAAGCTTAAATTAAGATTTCTTAGTCCAAAGAATACCTAGGCGTTCAGGACGTAGAGCCATGAAACCATAGTACCATTTGATTGAATAAAACCCTTTTTCACCGTAAGGGTCATTTACGTCCGCAGTCTCTTTACCTGGCTTCTTGTGAGTAGTAGTGAATTTCAAAGTCTTACCATCAGTTTGGAAACCGATAGTAGTAAATGAACCATCACCAACACAAAGCATTGGGTAAATATCAACACCCGATGCACCACCACCTGTATCAGACAACATTTCAGGAACTACAACAAAACGGAATTGGTCCACTGAACCAATTTCACCATTTAGAATTGTAGTAGCATCAGCGTACTTTTCTACACCAATAAAACCTGAACCTACAGCAGAACTAGTATCAATTCCTTTCATTTTACGAACTAAAGGAATTAAGTCTGGACCAATGTACATAACACGTCCACCCATTACAGTTTTAGTGTCAGTCATACGAGAACCTGAAATTATCTTAGTTGTTCTTGGAGTCTTGTTGTTATCCAAGGCAATAGATAAAGTCATTAGGTCATCATAATCAACAGCTGCAGCTACAGTAGCTTTAGTTGTTACTACACCTGGATACTGAACAGTACCGTTTGTAGTAGCTTCGTTGATTAGGTCTTTTTGCAATTGAGCTTCAGTTAGCTCCGTTGCACCTACCATCATTTCTTCAGTTATATGAGATAGTAGCTCAGAATCTGAATCGAAATCCAATGATTCTTGAGTGTACTCAGTGAAGAAACCTTGCTTGATAAGTGAACCAGTTATCTGTGTACGTGTGAAACCGACACGGTTAACTCTTCCACCATTCTCAGTTAATGCAGGTAGACGATCAGCGATTACACCAACATCTTTTGATGAACCGTAAATGTTACCATACATTTGCTTAGTGCTACCGCCAGTACCTGCTGCAGTTACAGCATTAGCTGAAGTAGCATAAAAACCAGCATGAGTTGCAGTTGCTGCTGTATGTCCAGTACCACCTGTTTGTAATACACCTGCAGCATTCCAAGCCATAAACTTAGTACTAGTTTGAATTAAACCATCTGCATCAAGACCTTGATCCGTAGTGTTTAAATCATCTAGTAATGGTTGGTATACATCTTGCTTAATTGTCTTACCATGATGTTTAGGCATAGCCCTTACATCTGCTAAAGGCATAAAGTACTGAATGTCACGTACTTTAATGAGCGCTTTTTTAAAGTAAAAGTCAGTCCGCGCTTGAGGACCGACATTACTGGCACCATTGGCGCCTGTTCCGTATTCTAAAGCCATTTTAAGCTCCTATAAACATTTGAAAGAAAAAGATTACACATCAGCTAATTTCATAAATTCTTCGTCCGACATATTAAGAAAACTTCTCGGACCAGATTTAGCTTTACTTGTAGTCTTTTTTGTTGCTGCTGCAGCTTTACGCTTTTGTTGTATCTCAGCAGCATCCTTTGCTTTAGTCTTAGGTAAAGATGCTTTAGGAGGTGTTACTTGACCGTCTGGTACTATCGAGCCTTGTTGCTGCAGATGTTCAGCTACTTGTCTGTAAGCTTCTACATCAGGTACATTTAACCTACCTAATGCGCGTTCTGTATCAACAACGGATTGAACTTTATCATATACACCATTAAAAACATGGTCATTGATGATTGAAATAATCTCAGGATTATCTGATATTAAATTTTTACTTTCATTGTCCCACTCTTTTGCTAATATGTTTATAGTCTTATCAAAAGATGCAGTACCTCTAATATCGTCAATTGCCTGATTTATCTTAAACTCTTTATCACTAACTCCATAATTATTGGGTTTATAGCCCACCTCTTCTTCAGTATCTATATCTAACGGATCAATACCACTGTCCTTTATAAGCTGAGCAATTGCTTTAGGGTCTTTTTTAGAAATGTCGATTAGGTTGTTAAGTTTAGTTTGATCTAACAATCCTTCTTTTTCTAACATGCTTACCATTTTTAAATGAGGACTTAAAGTCTTCATCTTATTATGATAGTCTGCGCCCTTTTGCATTAAGGAGATAGCATCGTCAATATTATTAACTTGCATCATCCTCTTACTAGCTTTAAACGGTGATGTAATCCGTTTGTATGCAGCTTCAAAATCTACTTCACCAGTTTCTTGAGTTTCCTCTGCTGTTTCTGGTTCTTCAACTTCAGTAGTTGCATCAGTCTCCTCAGACTCTGTAACAAGGTCTTCTTCTAATGTTTCGGCTTCCGCCTCAGGAATATCAGTAGGCGGGTCGGTTACTTCATCTTCTGTTTCATCTTCTTCAGATTCATCGGTAGTACTCTCAGATGCTTCAGTTTCCTCAGGAGGTTCGACCTCATCAGGAGTTGCCTCTACATCTTCGCTTGCTACTTCCTCAGAAGTTTGCTCTTCTTCGGAAGTGTCAATTTGGTCAGTCTCTTCTTGAGCAGCTTCTTGTGCTATTAACGCTTCTTCAAGTTGACTTAAATCTTGTTTTAGGAATTCTTCGTCATCCATTCCTAGGGGACTCTGTACTTCAGCCATTAGCTTAAGTCCTCCTGGAGGATTTCAGTCTTAGCAACTTCATCTTCTCGATAAGCTTGCTCTGCCTGCATACCTCTTGTAAGGACACTATCAAAAAAGTTACTTAAAGCACCAATACCATATATCATATTGTCAATTAACTTTTTTTGATCCTCGCTTAGTGCACTACTCTTAGCCATAACTAAGCGTGCTGCTTCTTCTTTAAAATAATAATCAAGTACTACTTTTTTAAATTCTCTATTTTTAAAAAGTTTTATTGTACTTTCCTTAATATCAATAAAATGCTTTGCATCCTGCATATTATTATCTAATTCTTCTAACTGTTCTTCTATGCTCATCGTGTGTCCTCTTATTGAGATAAAAACAAAGTAGTGCTACTTTTACATATAATATTCTTAATTTACTATATATAATTTCTATTTTCGTGATTATATCACGATTTTTCAAACATTACTCCCCATTTACATTGGTTCATTAATTATTGCATCCGCAAATTTCTGATCCATAGTGTTTTGTTGATCAGTTGCTTTCAAGTCTTGTTCATGTTGTCTATTAACTCCTGATTCTTGTTCTACAAAGTTTAAGTCATCTAAATCAGACTTACTATTTAAGCTTCTAGACTTAGATAGTTCTGTTTGTGTCTTCGCCTTCTTATATTCAACATCAACGGCATTTTCCTGTGCTTTAGCTGATTCATTAGCAATTTGAGCTTGTAATAATTGCATTTCAAGTTGAGCTCTCTGTTCAGCCATTGGATCAGGTTGAGGTTGATATTCTTTAATTTGTTTAGCTAATTCAGGCATCTTACGTAATCTAGCAATGTCAGATAAAATAAGTTGTGACATAGATGGGTCCATATTATTACCCATCGTTTGTAACATAAATGATAGTTCTTCAGCTTTTTCATTATCTGCTTCAGCTGTAGATATATTTAACTTAATATCGTACATACCACCTAAATCTTCACGATTAATAGCAACAAACTCTTCGTTTGTTACTCGTATGATTTCTTGGTCAGATAAGAATTCTGAATTCATTGAAATAATCTTACGACCTATTTGATTAATACCATCAGCTAATCTTCTGAGTATTCCTAACTCACGTTTAGAGGCTGCATCTAATGCACTTCTAATACCAGTAGCTGTATTACCTAAAGCTTGCCCACTAATACCACTATTGAATGCTTTAACACCTGTTAATGATTCAGCTTCATTATTTTGTAGATTAAGCATATTAAGAGCACTTTGAGGTATCTCAGGATATGTATCCATGTGAAATGCTTGTCTAGGGTCTACATTAGAATTAAATTTATAATCAGCACCTTGTTCAAACTTACGAGCATTCGTAACATCTAATGCATCTTTACGGATACCCATTTGCCCATTAGCAGACCTACCAATGATATCAATCATACCTCGTGTTACAGCACCAATAATCTTTTGGTTATCTTCTAATAATGCACCATCTGGTTGTCCATATATGTTTTTACGCACTGGTAAGTATTGAACTGATACAAACGGTAGTTTTTTATCAGGGAATGGATTTGACTCCATTCTAATCAATACATCTCCTACCCAAGTAGCTATAAAAGGTTCTACTTCACCAGTATCATTAATATCCCAGTAGCCCCAGTATTCAAATACTATTATCTTTTTACGAGGGTCATCTTTAAATTTAAAGTTTGTAGCATCTTCAAGATTATGATCAGGTTGAGCTAATGGAGCAGCATTCTCTAATATTATATGGTCTAAGTTCTCATATCTTCCATCCTTCTTAAGTTCAGACATTGATGTTTCAAAACTATATATAACAAAGTTTGCTTTATCTAACTCTCCTAAACAGGTAGGGTCAACAATTATATTGTTATAGTCACATACTTCTAATTCTGGCTGATTTTTAAGAATTTTTGTTTCTTCCTCCATATGTGTACCTATTTGCATAGGCATCATTGGAGTACCAGTTTCCATAGTTAACTGATGTGCTTCTTGCATTTCAGGTGGAGTTTCATTTTGATATGCTTCAGGGTCTTGTTCCATCATTTGATGTAACTGCTGATGCATTTGACCTGATTCAGGTGAAGGTTGAAACTCAAAATCAGGAACTTCAACTTCTACAATCTCATCTTTATAATCCCAACCTACTTTAACTATAACAGTACCTTCATCTACAGCTGTACGGATGTATTCATCAATAAATGCTGTTTTATCAAGTTTACAGTTTACTTGATAGTTAAGTAATAACTGATTTTGAATAGCTGACTCTTTATCTTCAAAAGTCATAGGGGCTGTATTAAATAAATCATCAGTAGATAAGAAAGGCTCACTTAATGAAGCATAACGCCATTCAGCTTGTTTACGAATAAGTTTAGGCACAATCTTAGATCTTCCTTTCTTATTAGCAATTGTCTGTTCACCTTTTAAAGCACTTAACCAAGTATCAACTTCTAACACATGAGATGTATGTGATGCTTGTGCTTCCTCATAATCTTGTTTGAGTTCTAATAAGTCAGGTGGATTCTTCCAATCTACGAGTTTTTTTGGTTCACTTAAATCCACATCTAAGTCATGTTGTTTTTTAGCCATTAGCCACTTCCCTTAATTGTTGTGCTACATAATACTGCATTATTCGGATATCTTCATATTTTTTAACTTTATGTAGAGTTTTACCTTGATACTCTATTGTTGTATCCATGTACTTATCGAATAAGCCTACAGTATTTGCAAATAAAACACAATATATGTCTCTATCTCTTACTATTTCTGTACAGAAATATTCATATAC